TGTGTAATCCGAATAACGAGAATAACCTTTCCGAAGTTCGTCAAGGGTGACTTCCGTTTCTTCACCGTCAAGTTTAACCTTGATGGTTAGATCGTCAGGAAGTTCCTGTTCGATAACCTCTTCTGTGTCGTACTCTTCATCCGGGTCAGACTCTTCGGCTTCATCATCAGCTTCTTCATAATTAGCTTCAGTTTCTTCCGCGTCATCTTGAGCCTCTTCAGGCTCTTGCGCCTCAGCCTGATCTTGGTTGTCCTCATCCGGGCCAAGCAGTTGGTCGATGGCCAATGTTGCTTCGTGGAGGCCGATCCCACTGGGGTTGCCGACTTGTTCCGTCATATAGCACCTTCTTTAATAAATGTTAACTCCTCGATTTGGCGACTAAGCCATCGTCAAGGATTGCCTGTAGGCGGGCTTTCAACCGCTCAAGTCCTTTGAGCGTGTGAAACATGTCGAAGCGTGTGTCGTCGTCGCCTAAAGCCGACATACGCCACTCTTCAAAAATATCTTTTTCCACTTGGGCAAATGCCTCCTTGAGAATGTCATCCTCAAGAAGTCGCTTTGCGTGGCCAGCTTTTGTTACAGGGTCCATCAGATTAGCGGCATGTAAGCAGGGTTGATGGTCATGGCTGGTGGTGCTTGGGCGGGCGCTGCGCTTGGAAGAAGGCCGCTATACTCTGGACGGAAGAACATTGCTTCTGGGCCAAAACCATACCGCTCATAATCTAGGATGTTTGGATTAACGCGCATATCGCGGCCTGGGGCGAAAGCTGAACCTGTGCCAAACGGAGAGACATACGGCACGCCTGTACCTGTATCACCCCCACCAGCTAAAAGGCTTTTCAGAAGATCGGCCCCTACACCACCAATGGACAGAAGTTGAGGTATGTTCAGGCCAGTACCAAGAACGCCACCATTACCTGGAGCCGTTGGTGGTGTTGATGGCGGGGCGACTAACGGGCCTAGAGTAGGAACTATCGCGCCTTCAGGAGGAATAGTCGTCACTGATTGCGGAGTGGTAGCTTGCGGCTGCATCAACGCGGGGTCTGCGGGTGGTGGATTTAGCGCGCCTAAACTCTCAAGTATGGAGCCAATAGGTAAGCCTGTCGCAGCCGCAACAGCTATAGGATCAAAACCGCCCGGAGGGTTTATGGGGCGGTATTTCTCGACAACGATCTCACCTGTGTTTTGGTCAACGCCATCAACCACGTTTGAGCCTGCGCCAACATTACCTGCTATGGCAGCGGGAAGAACACCACCAGCCATCACAGCCGCCAATGCTTCGGGCGATAAGAAAGACCTTGGGGCGTTGGCGACGATTTCACCAGTTACTTGATCGATACCGTTGACCACTCGATTTTGAGTTGTCGTTCCGGCTTGTGATGGAACCGCTTGGCCAACTACATTAGACACCAATGCGTTGGCCGCTGCGCCACCTGCGCTTTGCGCAAGTTTAGTGAGGCCCTTTACAACAATATCGCCCGTAGCGTCAGCGGCGGCTTGACCGCCAGCTTGCGCCGCGCTTTGGCCTACGTTGCCTAAGACACCACCAAGGGCTTTATCAAGCCCAGTGCCGCCTGCTATACCGGCGGTAGCGCCACCAAGTAGCGCGCCTTTGAGAATGTCGTCGCCTTTAAGCGCCGCGCCTAAGCCACCCGCACCAGCAGCGGCTGCGACTTTTGCAAGAAGGCTAAGTTGGCCAAAGCCTGGTACAAAACTTAGCGCCAATGGGGCAACCGTTCCGACGACATCGGCAATCGAACCCAGCGTACTCTTGTTTCTTTTCTCGTTAGCTACGGTAACATACGTCCCAGACGGGTCTGCGGTTTGAATGTCGTATGATGCCTTGCGACCTTTTTCGTCGGTTATGCTCTGGCCCAGTCGGGTCGCCTCGCGTGCGGCGTCAACGCCTGTGCCCTCAAAGATAACTGTTTTAGTGTTGAGATCAACAAGGCGCACCGGCTGGTCAGGCGTTATCGCAAAAACATTGCCGCCCATCTTTCCCGTAGGGTTGCCTTTGTTAGATATTGGCGCGGTGATGTACTGTATGTTTGGGTCTTGAATTACGCCGCCCATCCGACCGCCACCGAAGCCGCCTAGACCGCTTAGGTCCAAGCCAGCCAACATGCTTAGGTAATCCGGAGCAACAGCCTGTTGCGTCATTGGCATAACTGCCGCCTGACGGGGCGCGTCCATGATAGGCGCGCCAGCAGCGGCGGCTAGAAGTCCCTGTAGTTCCGGATTATTATAATAATCTTCAAACATTACGCCATACCTTCTGGGGGGAGTTCAGGTTGCATTGGCATTTCAGGTTGCATCTGTGCTTGCTGAACTGCCTGCGCCATCTGCTGGGCTTGCGCCATCTGCGCATCCTGTTGGGCTTGCATAGCGGCGCGCTGCATTTCTTCCTGCTGACGCACCATCTCACGATCACGCATAATCATCGCTTCGATGCTAGTCGTGTTGACTGGCGTGCCGTACTTAGCTTCAATCTCAGCAGCCTTAATCATAAGGTCGGCGTCAAGTTTGTCGCGCTCACGGTCGTCCTTGCGCAACATGTCTTCGCGTTGCAATTCAAGTTCTGCGGCCTTCTTCTGGATGTCCGCACGGATTGCTTCCATCTGAACCTGAGACAGCATCTCTTCCGGTGTCGGCTGCGGTGGTGCAGGCGGAGGCGGAGGCGGCATCGAGGCTGGGTCGTTGAAGAATACGGTTGGGTCTTTGTACCCAGCCAACGCCATCATCTGGGCTAGGGTATTGTAGTAACCCTGCATGTCAGCCAGCGGTCCGCCCATCTGCATAAGCATCTCTTGCTTCTGCGCGACTTGGCCTAAGAACGCCATCTTCTCTTCGTTGCTGCCAACGCCGATAGCAACGTTAACAACAACATCCATATTCGCGTCCCACGCACGCGGGTCAATCGGGACAAACTTATTGCGCAGACGCACCATGCGTGGCGCGTCTTGGTTCTTGGCGATAAGCTGCATTGATTTACGGAACAGGTTCTTCATACCTGTCTCGGCAAAGATACGGCAGATCAGTTCGATGTGCTGAGCAGCAGCCGAGATAGTGGCGGCAACCGCAGCGCGGGTCGAAGACTGAAGCGCGTTTGCGTCCAAGCCAGCCGCAGCCTTTGAGATACCTGTGCGGTTTTCGCGCAGTTCATCCATGTACTGCAACATCGGGAATGCTTGCTGGCCAACGAATGGAATCGTAAATGGCTGCACCATACCAGGCGCACGCATACGGATAATGCCACCGACTTCGGTGTTCATCACGTCTTCGATGTTTACTTGGCCTTCAACAACACCAGTACGCGGGTGGATCGACTGCGCCAAACTGTCGAGCGTGTTACGCAGGATGTTTGACTTGATAAGCTGAATGTCCATCGTCACGTCGGCCATCGACATACCGAAGAAGGTATGCGGCTCAGGATCGGGGCAGAAGTCTACGAACGGAATAAAATCGCAAGGTTCCCAGTGCAGAACCTTGTTAGCCGAGCCAGCAACGCAGACGCGGCAAAGTTCCGCAATCCCGTCGCCGTCCATGTCAACGTACACATAGCCCTCAATGTAGAGGACTTTACGCGAGGACGTATCGGTGCGGCCTGTGATATTCGTAAATGCTTGCGGGTTACGGTCGAAGGCTTCTTCGTTACCGCCAAAATCATCCTGCGTTTCGTAGCCAAGGTCTTGAACCTCATCGAAATCGTAGCCCATCTTAACAAGATCGGATACCGTAACGTAACGGCGGTGGGCTACAAATTCGGCTGTCTCAATCGAGCGCGCACGGCGGTCAATCAGAAACTCTTCTGGCGGTACGGACTGAACGCACAGACGGCCCTTCTCAACTGTACGAACAACGGTGCAGTCGTATGATGCAGGCGCGGGTGGGGCTGGCATACCCATCATTTCCGGCGGTATCATTGGCACTTCGCCGTAAGTAATCTCTACGTCCTTAACTTCGACGGTAGCATCGGACTGAAGGACCGAGAAGGTAGCTTCGTCTAGGCCGGTGAAGTAATGGGTCGTGACATCTTTGTCGTTATTCCACCAGACTTTCATAATCCCGTTCTTACGGATCAGTGCGTCCTTGAATGTCGAATGGCATTCGTTGAATAGATTGTTGTCGCGTGTCAGGCAGTAGTTGACATACTCTGTGGCCTGCGCGGCGTTCTCTACATCTTCTGGGCCGTTTGGCGCAAACTCGACAACATTGTTCGCTGCGAAAAATACGCGCATGATCGACGGCATCATGGCCTGTACGGTATCGCGTACATCCATAGAGATTGCCTGCGACCGGCCTTCCTCTTCGTTGCCGAAAGGTTCGCCCTTATAATACTGGCCAGCAAGCGCACGCTGCGGCGAGATGATGTCGTCAATATATTCTTGCGCATCATCAATTTCGGCTTTGATGATATTTGAAAGTTCTTCTTCAGATACAGGTTCTTCTACCTGCTCGTCTTCCATTTCAGACTCTTCGCCGTCTTCGTTTTCCGAATTAGCATTAGGAACGCCAGTGTCCTGATACATACGGCTATTGTCAGCCATTGCGGCCTTAGTCGGCTTACGATTATTGCGATATGCCATTTACTATCTCTTCCGTAATGTGGCGCGGTTAGTACTGGGGCTATATACATAATCCCCGTGACTTTTACCACTACGTTTCACAGCGCGATCAACTGCACGCTCTTCAGCGGTCATAGCATTACGGGCGTGGCCTTGGGCGGTTAACTTACCATCGGCTGTCATCAGCCCGTTTTTAATTAAAAGCCCTACAGCCATATCTCGGTCGCCAACTTGCGCAGCAAGTCTGTCTACCAATTGATTACGTCCAAGAAACTTTTGAGTTTCCATTATTTCTTTTTCATCTTCTTGCTCATACCAGCTTCAGATAAGGCAATAGCAATAGCCTGTTTGCGTGATTTAGCCAAGGGAGCCTTTGCGGGGCCTTTAGGGTTTACACCAGCGTGCAACGTACCCTTTTTATATTCGCCCATTACCTTGCCAATCTTCTTGGCTGCGGCGTCTAACTTCTTCATATCATCTGCCTTTTTGTTTATACGCGCCGCGCTCACTCAAGTACACAATGGCCTTGTAAAGAATATCTGTATTCTCTCTTGCGTGGCCAAGGACTAAATTACACTTCAAACAAAGTATGCCGCGAACCTCACCCGTCTCATGGTTATGGTCAACAGCAACTGGTCGCTTTCCCTTATACGCTAATGTATCAGATATTTCTACCTCACAAATAGGGCAAGCAGAATTTTGACTAGCAATGATGGTTTCGTACTCATCAACACTAATACCATATCGCTGTTTAAGGTTTCTGCCGTGGTGGTAATCTGGGCGTGCGGCCCTGAAGCGGCGCTGATAATCGCGTATACATACCCTGCATTGCCGCTTCTGAGGATAGAAGTTCGCAATTGGCTTCTCTTCGCCGCATGTTGGACAAGTTTTAGTATCCACGAGTACGCTCCCTTGTGGATAACTATAGCATAACATTTAAAGAAAAGCAAAAAAGGGGTGGCGGCGGGACGAACAAACGGGGCAGCATCCTGTCGTTCTGTCGCTATTACCGGCTAAACCGCGCACACCCTAGCTGCCTATGATGCTCGGCAGGAGAGGGAGAGAGAAAAACCTGCCGAGCAAAAACAAATATACCACATCTTTACTTTATGTCAAACAATGCCCCGTATATTTCTACGCAGCGCACCTGACTTGTTGGCCATAGAATAGCCATGCATAATAGTAGATACATCGGTGGCCAAGCATAGACACAGAGCATCCGCCTTATCTGGCGATGGAAGGCCGCGCTTCTTCATGCTTTCCTTGCTCTCTACTTGCATTTTGCCAGAAGAGGTAAAGGTATAGCGCGGGGACGCCAACTCGGCGAACAACTGTTCGTCCTTCGGTATCTTAACGTCACGGTTCGCCAGCCATCCTTTGCACTTGAACCACAACTCGGCGCGTAGGTTGGCGTAAGTCCCTTTCATCGCAGGGCTTTCCGCGACGTTGATCCCACGCGCTGGCAGACCCAGTTCGCGCAGACGGTCAAGCACACCGGCTCCCAACCCGATACTATCGACCAATATCTCTACTGGTTGTTCGGAAGGTACAAGCGCCTCAAACTCGGCGACGACTGCACCGGTTAGCTGCATCAGGTCCAGACCTTTCCAAGTCTGTATCTCCTCTACAACCGGGCCACGCCGCTTGGCGAGTGCGGAAGCGTCGGAACCCATACGCGCAACGTCTAGCCCCCACACACTTTTAGTCTGCTTGGCGATCTTAATCTCACGGTTCATGGCGCTATCAATCAACTCAACGGGAATAACCGTATCTTCTTCACGCGGCGGGAAGTTACCGAGAACGCGGACGTGGTACGCCGGGCTATCCTCACCATACCGCAACTGCATCTCTCGAACGAACGCATCGGACACACGGGGGCTGTCAAGGCAGCTAACGTGGAAGGTTTTCCATTCACCCTTAAGCCTGTTGTGCGTATCGTAGAATAGGCCGCTGTTTCGCGTAGGGTTTCCGAGAAGAAGCGTTGTCGCATTATGGCCGGACATAGAACCGGACGCAGCTTCGTACACACTCTCTGGAATACCGGACGCTTCGTCGGCGACGAGCAGCACGTTGTCGGCGTGGATACCCTGCAACGCTTCCGGCGTTTCTGCTCGGCTCGTTCTGGCGGAGATAAACGCTTCACTGGCTGCGGCCTTCAACTCAATACGGTCGGCCTTGACTTCAATCAAAATCTTCAAGACTTCGGGCAGTTCATTCACCCATCGCTTCAGTTCCGCGAACATCGCATCGAACAACTGTGCAGATGTCGGCGCAGTGACGACAACCTTAACCGGATACCGCGTCAGGAAGTAATGCAGCATGGCCCAGCTTGCGGCGGTAGACTTACCTACACCGTGGCCTGACCGCACAGAGATACGACGGTTGCCTGAACTAATCGCTTTGAGAAACTCGACTTGCCAGGGGTCTGGCTTGGTTCGCAGAATGTCCCGCACGAACCCAACAGGGTCATCACGATACTTCTTCAAAAACTCCAGAAAGAAGTTCGGTTCAGACTTCTGCATTCTTATCTCCCCTGATTACTCGTGCGATTGTTTGATGGCTAACTGATATACCATGACGCTTTGCTACGATAATAGCAATATCGCGGTAGCTATGGCCTTTAATGCGTGCGGCTTTCATTGTAATTAGCGCGTCCTGCGCGTTTGGTTCTGGGTGCAGCTTGGCCTTGCGGCCTACGCCTGTCTTCTTAAAACCAAATGGCACTTTGCCACCGACATATCCGCCCTGCGAACTCTTCGCTCTCTTACCGGCGGTGACACGTTCTCTGATACGGCGGCGCTCTTCACCTGAGAAGACGGCCATGATCTCTAGCATAAAGCGCCCGTTCGGGTTGGCCTTGTCCATGACATTGCCATAGCCATTGATGATGAGATTGATGTTGGCCGTGTCCCAGTCGGCAATCACGTTTAGTGCGTCCCGTGCGTCCCGGAACATACGGTCTAGCTTTGATACAATAACGGTATCACCTGGGCGAAGGAACGCCAGCTTGCAGCCTTCTTCTCGGCGTAGCAGCGGAACACCGCCAGAGACGCCCCGCTCTTCGTAGATATGGTCTAGTTCCAAGTTGTGCGTAAGCACGATGCCTTGGATTTGGCGGGCTTGGTCATCGAGCGATGTGTTCTCGATCTGGTCTTCAGTCGAGACGCGAGTGTATCCATAAACAGCCAACGTATTTCTCCTCTTTTTGGTTGTTCATCGCTGTTACACTCTATTGTTACAACTTGGCAAGGGGAAAATTATACAATTTTTTCGGATGAGGTGCGAAAAACATAGGGGGTACGGGGGAGGGGGTCACACCTCGATGTCTGTTTAGTACTACGCACACGCCCCCCGCGCAAGGCAGGGGCGGGGGGGGTCTAATTAAAGTGCCATACGCCCCCCTATAGGTAAAAAGGCATGCATTGCTGCGGTTTACAGACTGTAACAGTGTATTAGTGAGCGACCAAATGGCTTCGGAGGCGCACGAAACGGGAAGCGCGGCGGTGTCTCTCCACCACTATAAAGCGGCATAGTGTTCCAACATTATTATATATAGGGGCAAGGCAATCACATTGCATTGTGATCATATAGGGAAGCCAGGCTTCCACCCATATTGGTTGTATTATTACACCCATAATGGTTGCATCTCTTGTATACTAACCGGCATACTGTTCCTATTGGTAGAACGGTAACAACAAAAGAGAGACTAACCAAATGGCTTTTGATCTATCGCAATACCTACCGTTCAACGCTTTTGTATTCCTTTGGATACTGGCCATGCTGGCTGGCGTTTCATTCTTTAACCGTAACGATACAGAGGGGAAGTGACATGGAATATCTAACACAAACAGAGGCAACCTATCTTGCTGGCATATTGGCTGGTGAGCAATCCACCAACGCACATGCCAATAACGAGCGCGATAGACTGATAGCTAAGTTGCTTCGCCTTAAAACATGGGCTGAAAAAGAGGATGCTGCGCGGGCACGCCTTAACGCACTGTAATTAATTAAGAGAGAGAGAAAGAGAGACAGTTACCATGGCACAAACAATTCACACATTTACCAAAGATGGTTTCGACATCCGCTTTTCTGTATTTCCAGAACTGATGCATCCTAACGATAGTTTCGACGATGATGGTGAGACTGCGCGGGCAATCGATGCTGGCGATTATGAATGGTTCGTCGCTTGCGTCACTGCCAGCAAAAACGGAATTGAGTTGCACGACGAATACCTTGGCACATGTTGCTACGCATCCTTCGCAGAGTTCATGGAAGAAGGCGGATATTTCGACGATATGGTCGATGAGGCCATAAGCGTAGCGCGCCAGAACATCGACAGTTTGACCGCCGAAGACGAAACGCCATATGGCGAAGAGTTGTGCCGCAATGGTGCCGCCGTTGCTGATTGCACTTGTTGCTAATGTTAGGAGATAATTAGATGTATAACCCATACCAATGCGACGATGGTGAGATTGTTTATCATCGCAACCCAACACCGGCTGAAACCAGGTTTGGGCATGGCGCGACCCATTATCGCACGTTTACGCTCGATGATACGCCAGAGCTATTCCGCGCAGACGGCACAAAGAAATCACGCTTCAAAGCGTTAGACGATGGGCTATTCTATAGCAACTAACCCCACCGGACGGCGGAGCAATCCGCCGCGAGGCTGGCGCTAGTGCCAATTACAGTGAAAAGGGATAGTGAAATGATGCAAGGAATTTGGACAAGCCGCAGTGGCTCACGCATTAAAGCGACCGCATACACGCGAAATTCTTGGGGCGATAACGAGCCTGAATTGTCGTTAGCCTTGGCGCGTGATTGGTCATTAGACATAGCCGAAGAACACGCACTGGCAGCCGCAGCATTAGCGCGGCGGCAAGGATGGGACGGCCTTTGGCATGGGGGCGGACGGCCTGACAATAAAGGCTATATGTTCGTCAAGATAGCCAGCGTGTATTCCGGTGCACCAGATAGCAGCATAGGCCGCGAAGGCGTGGATTGGTTTTACGTTAAAGAGGAAGAGCCAGCATGAAAGTGCTAGTCGCTTGCGAATATAGCGCCACCGTCCGCGATGCCTTCCGCGCTAAGGGCCACGATGCCTGGTCTTGCGATCTGTTGCCGACAGATGGCGATCCTTATTGGCACATACAAGGCGACGCGCTGGCTATCGTCAAAGGACACGGATGGGATTTGCTAATCGCGCACCCGCCTTGCACCTATCTAACCAATAGCGGGGTTAGTTGGCTACATAAAGACCCGACACGCTGGGCAAAGCTAGATGATGGCGCAGCATTCTTTAAGGCGCTGTTAGACGCGCCTGTTGAGCGCATCGCCATAGAAAATCCTATCATGCACAAGTACGCAAAGGAACGGATCGGCGGCGTGCAACAGACGCAAACCATACAGCCCTATCAATTCGGGCATCTGGAACAAAAGGCCACTTGCCTGTGGCTTAAAGGTTTGCCGCCACTACAGCCAACGTCAGACCTAAAGGCGCAGACAAAGGCGTTGCCTGACAACGAGCGCCAGCGTCTGCACTATCTGCCACCCTCGGCGGATAGGTGGAAGCTACGCAGTACAACTTACAAAGGCATTGCAGAGGCAATGGCTAATCAATGGGGAGAGTTATAATGATTAAGATTCCACAGGCCGCGCCCTTAAACCGCAACCACCGTGTATCTTCCGACAGTGCTTGGCCCCTGCGCGGCCTCGATGGGAAAACCTGGGCGGAGCGCCGCAAAGAAAAGGAACAACGCAAATGATCGATGATGATGACGCATTACCGGACAGGTACACCGAACGGGCAGAGGCTACCTTGGCTTACCGCTTGATGGAATATCTACAATCCCTCGGCGTGATAACCGCAGACCATGTGTGCTATCTGCGCTGGCCTCCAATAGAATTGATCGAAGACGCTGAAGCAGCATTGAAGGATGAGACATGACAAACGAAGAGTTCAAAGCAACACGCGACAGGCTGAACCTGACGCAAGGCCAGCTTGCTGATAAGATAGGGCTGTGCGAACGGTCGATAAGATATTATGAGCAAGGTGGTCGGCCAGTACCGGCTACAGTCTCTATCCTCTTAGAGACGTTTCTAAGGGGTCTGGAGCATGCCTAGCTATAATCGGGACCGTAACCTAGCAATCGCCATGTATGCCTCTCTATGGGCTTTATACGGGCTTATAACAGTATTCAAAGGATAAGACATGGCCGGACATATTAAACGCCGCACGATTGCATCCAACTTAGACAAGGTTGGTGAGACTGTTCTGTTGGAGAAGATTGCATCTGGCCTCACGATGGCTGGCCTTGCCCGTGAACTGAACATCAGCAACCTATCCCTCTACCATTGGATACGCAAAGACCCGAACCGTGAGGAGCGGTTCAAGCAGGCCAGGTCCATCGCGGCGGAGCAATGGGCGGATGAATGTCTGGACATTGCCGATGCCTCGGACAACAACTCGGCTAACGCTGACCGGCTCAAGATCGAGACGCGCAAATGGATGGCTGGCGTTGCGAACCCTGACAGGTTCCAAGCCAAGCCAGCCACAGCAATTCAAGTGAACGTGAACCAACTTCATCTTGATGCACTGAAGCAGCTAAACTTGGCGTCATCAAACCCACATGACCAGATCGAAGACAACACCATCATCGACATCACACCACCCAAGCAAGTCGGCTCTCATAATCTCGATGCGGACGACTTGCCGGGTGTTTTTGA